ACTCAAATATTTTTTCCAGTTTGTGTGTGCCTTTGTTTTTTCCTAGTGTAACCTTTGCGCCTTGATGTAGTGGCTGTGGCCAGTGTCCTATATTGACCCAAGCATAACCAGCACTCTCATCATTTAATGTAGGATGAAATTCTTTTTCCACCACTGCCGCAAAACTATAGTAGTAAAATTGTTTGTCTTTGCTTTCGTAAATATCTATAGGATTTAATTTGGCAAGTTCAGGCATGAAGCCTATCTCTTCTATTAACTCTCTTTGTAGTGCTTCAAACGGTGTCTCGGACTCTTCTACAATCCCACCAAAAAATCCCCAGGTGTACTGAAATCTTTTTTCAGTATTACGCAGTTGCATGAGGCATCTTTTTGTATCCAGTGCTAAAAATATAACTCCGGCGGCTGTTGTAGTCATTATAGTATAAGTCTCCAATAACCAGGACGATATTCACCCTGCCAACTACTTATCCAGTCACTACCTGTCCATTTAAATTGCTGATTAGTATAATCGTTAGTAACATAAGTTACAGTTGTTACACTGCTACTATCGAAAGATGAAACCCACTTAGTTCCATCATACTCTATAATGTCATTTTCGCCTACTGATATTTGTCCCCACTCGGCAAAGTCATACAGTATAGGACTAACAATTAAGTATCGTTGTCCCAGGGCAGCAGCCGGCAAGCCATTATTTGGCCTAGCAGTACCGGGATCTATGACTCTGTCTATGTTTGCTACAGTATTAGATGGTAACGTATCAGAATCCAAATTAAATATCAGTTGCGATGCCGCTATCGGATTTGCACTAATACTACCTATGACTAGTTCTGAGTCATCAGTTACATCAGAAGATGTGTTTAATTCGAGTCTGCTAGTGTCGGATAATTCTCCCACCATCTCTATTATGTCTTGCCATACTTGCGGTTCGTCAGCATTATTAACCAGTGTGGCTGTTGCGCCTTCTATTTTAACATATAAATCGTTTGGTGCTACTACTATTCTGGCATCAGTAGGTACTTGGTCAAAAAAGTCATAATATGAACTGCTAAAGCCTAAATCACCTACACTTGCTGTACTGTGAATATCATTAATAATTTGTTGAATAATTTTTTGTCTCTGTACTTTTGCTGGAGGAGATATCCATATAGGAACTGTAAATGTTAGTGTAGCAATATCTAATTGTTCATCCACACCTTGTGGTAGGGTTCTACTGCTCCACTGAATATCCTGCATTTCCACCTCAAACACCGAACTCCAGTCTAATGGATTATCATTGCTTTGTAATTGAATGCTTGGATTAAAAATAACAAAAATTTGCTCTAATATTTGTAACTTGGTATCAGTGTTAGTGGTCCATATATCTACCTGAATAGTTAAATTATATGGTACAGGCATATATCTTTTTGTTGTATATAAATTACCCTGTTCGCTAGTATACTGTCCAGCCTCCTGGTTCCATTCACGTTCTGCTACTTGTTGAGTGTCTTGTAGGAAAGGATCCTGTGCACGATCTCTGGCAGGCTGTATGCTTTGTATACCTACTGTAATTTGTGGCGCATTATTTACAACATTTTCGCTATTATTCCTGAGAATCATGCTAACCATTCTGCTAGCATCTGCATATCTGGCAGGCACACGATTGTAGTGTATACCTTTAGAGGTGTATTCTTTAACCTGAAAATTAGAAAATACTCGTACAAGTTGAATCAGATATCGTTTAATCTGTTCGTCATACCAGTAATCTAAATTTTTACCAGCCATAAATTATACCTGCTCTAATCTTTCCATTAGTCTTTCAGCACGATTAGTAACCTGGTTGTACCATTTGGAATCTCTGCCTTCAACCGCTGCTTTTTTCCAATCACGTTCTTCTAATGCTTTGCGAAAGTTTTTAAATCCGCCCAATCTTGTACGGCCCATGTTGAACATCATGTTTACTACGATTTCTTGTACTTCTCCTGGCCACTTGACAAACTGATTTCCGTATAAAGCAATACACTCACCAATTGCGGTGTCAAGGTCACGTTCAAAGACTTCTGCCACTCGCTCTTCAGATACGGGAGTTCCAACTGGTTTACCATGTTCTGGATCCCCTTCTGTGACCAAATGTCCAACTCCGAAGGTTGGATATCCCAGGTGGTCGAGGTAAATTTCATTTACTACTCCTTCATCAATTTTCAATTGTTCAAATACTGCCTTTTTATCCATTTTTGTATCCTTAATTAAATCTGTACCAAACATTATGTATCTGTCCTCGGTTTAACAACTTTACTTAAATTAGTTTTTTCTGCTGAACTCCCGCCATCAGTGTTAATAGTAAAGTTGTCATTGTTTATAAATGTGGTTAGCAATCTGTTAGCCGCCGCCCACGCATTCTTGTTATCATCACTAACTCTAATCCAACGTGTTCCTTCTTTTCTGAACAGTCTGTTAGGAGAAAAATCAGTACGCAAAAAGTAGTCACCATCATTAACACTGGTTATAGGGAAAGTCTCCCCACTACCCACAATGCTTGCACCATTAGGAGCAGTACCATCAGCACCAAATCCAAAGCCTATAGCAGGTTTATCCGGCACTTCAGGATCGTAATATAAGTGACTGGTGCTTCTATGTTGAGGGTCAAATGGTACGTCTTTTTCTGCTTGCTCTAAAATTTTGTCATTAATTGTGATTTCATTAGCATATTTGCTGAGTAGATTGCGTAAATCACTTTCCTCTTCACCAGTACCAAGTATATCTCTGTACTCCTGGCTATCACTTATTGGTCCTAATTTAACACGCCACAAATGAGGCCACCAATTGGGATCGAAACCTTCGCTTGGTCTATTGCCCTCTTGTACCACATAATATCTGTTTATGGCTTCGTCACTGCCCAGCAATAAATCATCACGTAAGTGTGGTAATTCTAAAACGTCACCAGGCATAAGTTTTCTGCCTACTGCTTGTACCATACTTTCTATATGGAAATTCATATAAATTGTATCACTGCTCAGGAATGCACCAAATTGTGTCATGTCAAAGTCATTGTCTTGCATGTTATATTGTCCACGCAATTCATAGATGTCTTTGCTGTATTTTCTGTCACGATTTTCGAGAAATAACAAATCCTGAATAAACACTTCGTTAGTGTCTACTCCGCCCGGTCTAGTAGGGTCGCCTGATGCAGGAGTATCCTGTACACCTAAATACTTGTGCACATGTACACCTGTACCACCAGCATATATATGCTCGCCAACAACTCTGTCTATAAAGTCAAAGTCGTTACCCTTAACAGGATTCCATAAACTCAATCGTGGCATTTAATACTTTCTCCGTAGTTGTATACTATTTATCGGAACCTGAACCCACTTATATTTTTTCTCAATAAATATAAAAACATGAGTACAGTAACACGCGGCGCAAGACCCATCAGAGACAAAGATGTAGCAGACTGGTATAAAAAGCACACATACCAGGATGTTTCAATGCAAGAGTATGGTGATGTATGGAAAAATTGGCTGGAATATACTACCTTAAAAAGTATTACAGGCTTAGATTTATTCCCCCATGTTGCATATACTCAAGGCACAAGCCAAACATTTGATAACTTTGTTTTGCGACATGCTAAAGATCGTCAACTTCTGGTTTTGCGAGGGGACTTTCAGTACCATGCATGTTTGGGGAAACATGTACAATTTAAGTATGTAGAACTCTCTAATTATATTGAACAAGACATACTGGGTCCTGGTTTGCATTCTTTAATCATAAGTGCACCTTTTAGTGATTTTGGTTGCATACACCCAGAATTTGAACAGTTAATGAGAATATGTAATGTAATGGATATACCTGTATGTTTAGACTTAGCATATTGGGGGATAGCAAAACATGTACATATAGATTTAAATGATTTCCCAGCAATAAAAGAAGTTACATGCAGTTTAAGTAAACCTTTCTTTACATTAGAGAACCACAGAGTAGGCGTAAGATTTACTAGAGAGTACGCAGATGATGGAATCAGCATGCTTAATGAAGTGCAAATGCAAAATAAACACAGTATGAGTTTAGGTGTGCATTACATGAAACATTTTTCCCCCGATTTTATGTGGGATAAGTATCATGATGAACACTACCATACATGTAATAAGTTAGACTTATTTTTAACAGACACAATTATATTTGGAATAAGTAATGATGACAAATATAAAGAATTTAACAGAGGCATACCCGATAATCACAGAGTATGTATTAGTGAACATTTAAGCGATTATGATAGTTAATACACACAACGACTGGGATCAGTTAGAGGAAATCATAGTAGGACGTGCTGATTACAGCCGTATTGCTTTAGATATTTCTGCACGAAGTTTTAGTTACGCAACCACCCCTTTTGGGGATTTACCTAATGCTGGACAGTATCCACAATGGGTGATAGATGAAGCCAACGAAGATGCTGACGGATTAGCAAAAGCATTAGAAGATTTAGGTGTTATTGTACACCGTCCAAAAATTATTAACTGGGACGAAACAACTTATAATATAGGACAAGGTTGGGGTACAAAAGGCTGGTACAGTTGGTGCCCAAGAGACCTAATACTACCATTAGGCGACATGCTGATAGAAACTCCTACTCCTGTACGAGCAAGATATTTTGAAACCAGGTTATATGAAGATATACTATACGAGGCATTTGAAGATGGAGCATTATGGTTACAGGCACCTAAGCCCAAACTAAATGATGATCTATATCAACTTGAAGATTTAAGTAAACCAACATTGTTAGACCATGAGATATGTTTTGATGCCCCCAATGTGGTAAGAGTTGGAAAAGATTTGTTATATCAAGTCAGTAATAGTGGAAACATGAAAGGCTACAAATGGTTAAAACGATTGTTAGAGCCTATGGGCTACAAATTACATTACAGCGAACTTTATAGTTTTGCACACTTTGACAGTACAATTATTCCTCTTAGACCAGGACTAGTATTAATGAACAGTTCAAGAGTAACACCAGACAACTGTCCTGAAATGTTTGCAAAGTGGGACAAAATTTGGTTTGATGATTGTGTGATACAAGGAAATGCCATTGAAGGATACCCTGCACCGTGTTCGCCTTATATTGGTATGAATATTCTAAGTGTTAACGAGAATACCATAATCTGCGATTCAACACAAGAACCACTTATGCGAGAATTAGAAAAATATGGCATCGACTCAGTACCAGTACAATTTAGACATGCTATGACTTTAAGTGGCGGTATCCATTGTGCTACACTTGACCTCAGACGCAAAGGAACGCTGGAGAGCTACTGTGATTAAAGGTAATGTAGACATTAGTTTTGTAACGCAGGAAGCATTAGACGCTACCAGATACGCGGAGACAACGTCTGTGGGGCATGCTAATGGCTTATGGGAAGAAATGGATGTACTACACCCCGAGTATCCGGAAGGCAGTGATATAATTTATCAGTCTTTTGGTGACCAATGTCCACAATGGGCACATGATGTTTCGAAATTGTTTACTTGGGTAGACCACAAACAGATTACTATTAATAAAATTATGCCTGGTAGATTTATACCACCGCATAAAGACAAAATGTACAAAATGCGTCAATATTTGGATGATGCAAACGTATACACCGAAAACAAAGAACTAGTCAGAATTACAATCTTTCTACAGGATCATAAAATTGGCCATTGGTTGAATATTGATAACCATTCTTATGATAACTATAGTAAGGGAGACTATACTTATATATTTCCAGAGCAATTGCACGTTGTGGGAAATTTAGGAAACGAACCCAGATACACAATGCAAGTGACTGGACTAATAGATTATAGGGCAAAGATATGAGAATTTTTATTACAGGCGCAGACGGCTTTATTGGCCAACACATGGTAGAAAGATTAAAAGGTAAACATGAATTAGAGTTTCTTAAACACGATTTAAGAGATCATGAAAAAGTAGGATTTCAGATTAGAGGATTCGATCCACATATTATTGTGCATTTGGCCGCAAGAACAGAAGTAGAACAAAGTTTTTACGAGCAAGTTACATTTAGTGAAATTAATTATGTTGGCACAGTTAACCTGATCGAAATTGCTAAAGATCTACCAAACTTGCAAAATTTTATATTTGCTAGTACAATGGAAGTGTATGGTTGGCAACCAATCAGTGACCTTATTAGAGAAGGCAGAGAAACAGGAATTATAGCATTCAATGAAAGCACACCCCCAAATCCTAATGCTCCTTATGCTGTTGCTAAGTATGGGTGCGAGAAATACCTTGAGTACGCCTACAGAAGTTATGGGTTACCCTTTACTGCAATCCGTCAGACTAATGCGTATGGAAGAAAGGATAACAACTTCTTTGTAACAGAGCAAATCATTTATCAAATGCTCACAAATGCAGAAGAAATCAATTTAGGCTATGGTGAACCATACCGTAACTTTATCTGGATTGACGATTTGTTAGATGCATGGCAAGCAGTAATTGAAAATCCTGACAAAGTAAAAGGCGAAATTTTCTGCTTGGGACCAGACAACGCAATCAAGATCAAAGACTATGTTGGCATGATAGCTGCCAAGATTGGCTGGAAAGGACATGTAAACTGGAATACAAAACCCAAACGTGCTGGCGAAATTTACCTACTAAACAGCACTAATCAAAAGATTACATCCAAGTTAGGTTGGGCTCCTAAAGTGGGACTCAGCGAAGGCTTGGACAGAACTATTGCTATTTGGCGAGACATATTGGAGAACGAACTGCCCTTCAACAATAATACCAAGTTCAGCAAGGGAAAATAGCCAAATAATTCAAAATTGCCCTAAAAAAGGCATATTTGATCCTACAACCACTATATAGCATTAAATGTAGTTATAATTCTACGGAGTTGACAAACTGCATTTAGATGTTATACTAATTGGAATTCAAACAGAGATCTAACATGCCAAAACGCAAAGGTAAAGAAATATCTACCAGCGGAGTTGTAGTACCCGACTGGACAATGATTGACTACACTATCAAGCCTTACAAAGATAAGGGAATTAAACGCGACTACAAATCCAACCTCAACGGCGGAATGTGGTACATACATTACGAAGTATCACCCAAAAAGATCACAGCAGAGTTTTTGAAATATGCACTTAAAGAATTCGGTAATAAAGATGAGGTGGCACTGCTTAAAGCTCTACCAGATTATCGGTTTGCAACTGTGGGTAAGTACTCGTACATGATGGCACACGGTGCCAACATAGATCCTGATACCCTTGCCAGAATGGAAAACTGGTACAAGGAGTTAGTTGAGAAAGCCAAAGTGGCGATTGCAAAGAAAGAAGCAGAGGAAGCCCAAGAAGAGAAACCCAAAAAGCAAGTCATTACCATACAGCAACGTATGAGGGAACAAATGGCAACCTTATGTGGAGAGTGGGACGGATTTTTAGACGAGCTTGTAGAAGAAAGAATAACTCTCAAACGGTTTGACCCATATAACGAAATGAGAGCAGGCAAGGGCGGTGTAGAGATCAAGCCAGCACACGCCAAGATTATCAAGGATATGTATGCTGCTGAGTATGACGAAGCAAAGTTAGTTGTAGAGTGGTCAGATCCAGAAATCAAAGAAGCATACGCTCATCTTAATAGTGCTAAATTGCGTAAAGAGTTTTTGGGATTTTACGAAGCAATCTATACTGCATGCGACACGTTTATTAACACACAAAAAGCAACACGCAAACCACGCAAGCCCAAAGCAGTAAGCAAGTCCAAATTAGTGGAAAAATTAAAGTATCAAGCATCTGAAAGCAGTTTAGGACTTGCAAGCATACACCCTGTAAGCATTGTGGATGCACATACACTTTGGGTATATAATACCAAGACTCGTAAAATGGGTATCTACGTAGCAGACGAAATGTTGAATACCCTGTCTGTTAAAGGCACCACCATACAAAATTTTGATACTGCTAAGAGTACACAAAAAACGGTGCGTAAACCAGAAATCCTCAAAGGTTCTGACAAACTTGCACGTACCAAAATTGAGAAATTATACAACGAACTCACAACAACTGAAACAAAATTAAACGGAAGAATAAACGAAAGTACAATCCTGATTAAGGCCTTTTAGATTGCTAAAATAGATAAATACTAGTATGGCTATAGATCAAATAGGATACAAATCCAGACAAGAATTAATCAAGGAACTACAGTTACGCCTTGCTGACGGCATTGTTGATGTAGAACTAGATCGTGATCATTACGATGTAGCAATAGACAAAGCACTAGCAATGTATCGTCAAATGAGTTCAGGTAGTGTTGAAGAGAGTATTATCTTTATTCAAACACAACCTACTGTGACTGAGTATACGTTACCTAATGAGGTAATGGAAGTACGCAGACTATACAGACGTGGTGTAGGGACTAACAGTGGTTCAGGCAGTAATTTTGATCCATTTGATGTTGCGTTTAACAACATGTATTTGCTGAATGCAGGACAGATTGGTGGACTAGCAACGTTTGATGCATTTAGTCAATACAAAGAAACTGTTGGTAGAATATTTGGTAGTGAATACGATTTTATTTGGAATCGTAATACCAAAGTGCTAAAGATTTTGAGAAACGTCAGTGTAGATGAAGAGGTTGCGGTTGGTGTGTATAATTTTATACCCGAAGCAACATTATTAAGTGACGTTTATGCATCAAATTGGCTTGGCTCATATGCACTGGCTCAATCCAAACTTATGCTGGGAGAAGCCAGAAGCAAATACACAAGCGGTTTGCCTGGCGCCGGCGGTGCTATACAGTTGAACGGCGATGCACTTAAAACTGAAGGCCAGAATGAAATAGAACAATTAAAACAATCGATATATAACATGGAAGAAGGTAACAAACCTTTGGGATTTATTATAGGCTAACTACACAGAGAATACATCACACATGAGTAAAATTATAGGGTTAATTGGTTTTATAGGTTCAGGTAAAGATACAGCAGCAGATAGATTCGTAAAAGACGGATGCATTAAAGACAGTTTTGCATCTCCATTAAAAGATTTAGTCAGTACAGTTTTTGGTTGGGAGAGGTCCTTACTAGAAGGTGACACTGTACAAAGTAGAGACTTCCGTGAAACGCCAGATGTTTTTTGGAGTCGCAAATTAGATATTCCTCATTTTACTCCACGCCTAGCATTACAGTTAATAGGTACTGACGTAATGCGTACACATTTTGATCAAAACATTTGGCTTAACAGTTTAGAGTATCGCCTAAGAACTAGAAATAACAGTGCACAATGTACTGTAGTGAGCGATGCTAGATTTAAAAATGAACTCTCACTAATTAAAAACATGGGCGGTACAATTATTTGGATACAACGTGGTGATTTACCTGAATGGTATGAAACTGCTGTAGATGCAAATAATGGAAATGTAGTTGCAGAAAAAATTATGAACACCAAGTATAAAGATGTTCATCGCAGTGAATGGGATTGGGTAGGCGGTCCTGTAGACTATGTTGTCCACAATAATAGTACCCTGGAAAATTTCTACGTGGAAATAGATAAAATTCAAACAATTTTACGATCTTCAATGTTGAAGGCTATTTAGTAGATTACGCTAAAATTGTTGCACCCCAAACTCGTTAATACACTAAAATACCCTGATTTGCATAAATAACTGTTATAATACTCACTAATATTAAGGAGATATAACATGGCAGAATTAGTATCACCAGGTGTTAGTATTACGGTAGAAGATCAAAGTTTCTATGCGCCTGCTGGAACTGGAACAGTTCCACTAATTGTGATTGCAACAGCACAAGACAAAACAGCACCTAACGGTACTGACACAGCTGCATTCACAACTAAAGCAAGTGCTAATCAGTTGAAACTGATCACTAGTCAACGTGAACTACTAACAAATTATGGTAATCCGGTATTTAAATCAGATGGCGGCACTGTATTACAGGGTAGCGAGTTAAACGAGTACGGTTTACACGCTGCATACAGTTTCCTAGGACTTGCTAACAGAGCATACGTCTTAAGGGCTGACATCGATCTAGACTCAATTGAAGGTTCTTCAAGTGCACCTTCAGCCGCTCCAACAAATGGTACTTACTGGTTAGACACAGCTCTATCAGTTTGGGGCCTTAAGAGATGGAACGGTAGTACATGGGTAAGACAAACTGTTAAAGTTGCATCAACAACACAAGTGGACAGTGCAGGCATTCCGCTAGCAGCATTTGGTGTTGATGGTGATTATGCAGTTTCATACCACGACAACGCTGGTAACACATTAGAAATCATCAGTTTCTACGAAAAAGTAAATGGTGCATGGGTGTTAATTGGCGGTGGTTCTTACACTGGCGACTTCCAAGTTGCCAAGCATACAAGCCTACCTATTACAAACAGTTCAGGTGGTTCTTTAAGCACAGGCGACATGATTTTACAAATGAATTCATCTAACTCAGGTTCGAATCCAGCATTAAAAATTTACGTTAATGGACAGTGGATTACACTTGGTGGTGCTGGTGAAGAATTTGCATACCAAGCATATAGTGCATATGATACTGGTGGTACTTTAGAGCAAGCAGACTTATGGTTTGACTACTCTGCAGATCAAGCAACAGTAAGCATAAAGCGTTGGAATGGCGGCGCCACTAACCAAGCACAAGGTACACAACTGTCTGATACAGCAACTAGTCTAACAGCTCATACTAATACAGCAATTTCTTTCAACATTGTTGTGCACAATGCAGATGAGCAAAATGGCAACTCAGGTATTATTCCGGTACAGTTAGGTAATAACTCCTCTGGAAGTGCTTACGATTCAGACGCAGACGGCAACGCAAGCGTTAACGATATCGTGCAAGCCATCAACGATGCATTAAGTGCTGCTGATAACAGTTTAACATTCTGTGATGATATCACAGCAAGTAATGTTGCCGGTAAAATTACACTAGTAAGTTCATCTGCTTACGATATTGAAATACGTGGCGGTAACGTTGCTGGATTTGATGCAACTGATATTGGTTTATTAGATTCTACACCATATACTAACTGGGAAGACCTAAGTTTTGAATCAAGCAGTACAGCATTAACAGGCACACTAGCAGATGGTACTTTATGGTACGACAGTCTACTAGATAATGATAATATTGACATCTTGTGGAACGATCCAACCAGCGGTTGGGTAGCATATCCATATGATGTACAAATTGCAGCTTCACAACCAACAACACAGTCTGATGGTTCTAGTTCACTGGTAACTAACGATTTGTGGGTTGATAGCAGTGATTTAGAAAATTATCCTCGCATGTACAAAAGATCAAGTGCAGGTGCTTGGGTAGAAATTGATACAGCAGATCAAATAAGTCAAGACGGTGTTTTATTTGCTGATTTCCGTAGTAGCACTGGTGGTATGGATTCAGATGCACCAAGTGCAACAGTATACCCATATTACATTCTTGGTTGGAACAAGAGAATGTCTGGCGGTAACGTTAAGAAATGGGACGCTACAAACAGCAGATGGGAAGATGAAAGTGGTAACAGAAATAACGGTACTCCTTACATGTTACGTAAGGCTCAAAGAAACGTTATTGTTGAAGCTCTTAACTCTGCATTAGCAAGTAATACAGATGCACGTAACGAAAGCAACAGATTTAACCTAATTGCATGTCCTGGTTATACAGAGGCAATGGGTCCAATGAATACGTTGTCAGCAGATCGTAAAGAAACTGCGTTCGTTATTGGTGATGCTCCACTACGTCTTGCAGCAGATTCCACAAGTATACAAACTTGGGCTGCAAATACAAACAATGTGGGCTTTAACGGTGAAGATGGATTAACAGTATTCAATGAGTACTCAGCAGTTTATTATCCACACGCTATTACAACAGATTTATCAGGTAATAGTGTACTTTGCCCAGGTTCACACATTGCATTGCGTACACTAGCATACAACGACCAGGTGGCATTCCCATGGTTTGCACCAGCAGGTTTCCAACGTGGTGTTGTAACTAATGCTTCAGGTACAGGTTACTTAGACAGTGCTTCAGGTGAGATTGTTCCAGTCGCACTAAGCGAAAGTCAACGTGACACAATGTATATTAATAAGGTTAACCCAATTGGTAATTTCCCTGGCAGAGGTTTAGCAGTATTTGGTCAAAAGACACTAAGCTCAACAGCAAGTGCTCTAGATAGAGTTAATGTTGCACGTTTAGTTGTTTACATCAGAGAAAGACTTGACGATATCGTTAAGCCATTCTTGTTTGAACCAAATGATGAAATCACACGTCAAAATGCCAAGGTTGTTGTAGATAGATTCTTAGGTGGCCTAGTTTCAAACAGAGGTTTATTTGATTTTGTTACAGTTTGTGATACTTCAAATAACACTCCAGCAACAATCGACCGTAATGAATTACATATTGATGTGGCTATACAACCGCTTAAAGCAGTTGAATTCATCTACATTCCAATACGTGTTCAAAACACTCTTGGTCAAACAGGTTAATTTAACCTACATAAAAAGGAGCTCTTTTGGGCTCCTTTTTTTTATGATATTAAAACAGTAGTTTACAAATTTTAGCCTAAATAGATAAATATCTGTATAAGTTAATATGGTTCGTAGGAGAACAAAATGGCAGATGAAATTCAGACAATAGAAACTAGAAGTAAATTTGGTGTACCCGTAACTGGTTCTTCCGGTTCAGGTATTCTGATGCCTAAACTTAAATATCGCTTCCGTGTAAGTATGCTAGGTGGCTTTGGCGGTCAGCCAGAAGCTCGTGCATTTACGCAGAATGTTCAGAGTGTAACTCGTCCAAAGATTACTTATGAAGAAGTAGTACTTGATAGTTATAATTCACGCTCTTATGTTCAGGGCAAACACAGTTGGGAACAAATCAACGTAGTTTTACGTGATGATATTTCTAACAGCGTATCTAAGTTAGTAGGTGCTCAGATTCAGCGTCAATTGAATCATTTCCAACAGACAACTCCAGCTGCAGGTAACGACTATAAATTCGATATGCAAATCGAAGTGTTAGACGGTATTAATGCTGGTGCTTCAGAAGTTTGGTTCCTAGAAGGCTGTTTCTTAACAAACGTTGACTATAGTGAAAGTGACTACAGTGCAAACGATCCTGTACAGGTGACATTGCAAGTACGTTACGATAATGCAACACATTATCAAGGTAGTAACGATGTTAATGGAAGAGTCGAAGGTGGTAATCCATTCCCTGATACTGTTGACCTAAATGATCCAGGCACTGGCGCATAATTTCTTTTAACTTTTAGTTAGAGGAACGCTTATAGGGGAATTACGTGAGTAAACTATTTGATATCTTTGGTTTAGGTACAGGCAAGAAATTTTACTTACGTGACTTCAAAAATGCGTATCATTTCAGACCTGACGTAAACCCTGTACGACATAAGTTTCAGGGTTACGTCAACTTTATTTTCAATAGAGAAAGTCAATTATTCAGAGAGTTATATGCTGATCCTAGCGATGGCTCTAAAGAATTCCGTACCACTCTTAGTACTCTTGTACGCACAGCAGATTTGCCTGCTGTACAGTTTAATACTGAAGTTAAAAACGAATACAATCGTAAAAAAATAGTCAATCTGGGCGTACAATATAACCCAGTAGGTATAACTGTTTACGATACTGTGGGTAATGAATGGCTACAAGTATTAATGAGATATTTTTCATACCATTATATGGATCCCAGAAATAAATCTGGCACTCCTGGTGGTACAGGCGCTAGGGATATTGCAGGTGAAAGATCCAGGATAGGTGGTGCTGAAAATGTAAACGCTAATACATTTATGGCTGAAGATACTTGGGATAGTAACAGAGCAGGATATAATCCAAACGTGTCAGCAAACTTTTTTGAGCGTATAGATTATGTATTATATCATGGGAATAGAGGTGTACAGTATAGCATTATAAATCCGGTACTCACTAAATTTCAACCAGGTAGTATAGATTACAGCGACAGTGGTTTTATGGATTTTCAAATGGAATTTGAGTACGAAAGTTTTACAACACATAATGTTCAAAACTTTGGTTTAAGTGCTGAAGATGTCGATAGATTTGAAAATGTTAGTGCTATGACAGGACCAGCATTTGCTGAGGCAGAGTTACCATTAAGCATGCAAGTACCAGACCCAGATTCAGATTCATCAGGACAAGAACTTAATATGCTTGGAAAAACATCCACATTAGGAGGTGAAGATTCTTATCGTAGTAGACAACCACAACCTACAGATGATGGGACACAAGAACAAGTAGACACTGGTGAAACAGATGAAGAAGGTAATCCAATTTATGAACCTAAACCACCGGCAACAATTCCAGCAGTGTATGGTTCAGCAGTAGATTTTGCATCAGCAGCCGCCGGTGACGGAAAATATGGTTTAGATGATCTAATAGGTGATGTAGCAGATAGTGCATTGACTGCACTAATACACGGAACATCAGTTAAAGACGCAGTTCTTGGTCAAGTTGTGGGTAGTACACTAACTATAGTTCAACAAGATCTAGAGGCTGATGGAGATGGAGATACGTAATGCCTCAAAGTAGTATTACATTATACGATACGTTTGGTAATGAGGTAAAATATCGAATTACACAGGACACTTTGGTTGCTTATCTGGAAAACTCCACTGTTAATTTTCCACTACCAGAAGCAAGTGCTGATCTTCTAGGTAACCTAGCAGATATTAGCACAATAGAACCCACACAATTAGAAGCAGTAAAATCCAGATTAGAAAAAGTGGGATTCAGTAAGCCCAAAGCAAAAACAATGGCAAGTGTTTTAATCAAAGTTGCTCAAACACAGGGCATCAGTCCAATGGAATATTTTGAGGTAAACCAAAACAGCCTTAAACTTGCAATAGATACTTATAAGACAATCAATCTTTTCCGTCCTGTTGGCAATCAAATTGGTTTAAATTCACCGATTAAAAATAGTAAAAGCCTATACGGAAAGATGATTAAACCATGAGTAAATTCCAGCAAGGCGAATACATAGTTGAAAACAGACAAAAATACGTAGGAAGTAAATCTCCCTATTACCGTAGTAGTTGGGAATTGGCCTTTTGTCGTATGTGTGATCAACATCCTAACATTGTTAAGTGGGCAAGTGAAAATATTAAAATACCCTATCTAAACCCTTTAACAGGTAAACACACTGTATATGTTCCAGACTTTATGATACAATATATAGACCGTGACGGACGTGAACATGTTGAGCTTATAGAAATCAAGCCTAGCACACAAACTACCATGGAAAATGCCAGAGGAAAACGAGATCAGGCAAGTGTAATATTAAATGCAGCTAAATGGACAGCAGCACAAGAATGGTGCAAACGTAAAGGCATACGTTTTAAAGTTATAAATGAAGATCAAATATTCCAAACCAAGAAAAAACGTAAACCCAAAGCTCGTATACCCAAGAAAAGAAAGTAATTATGAAAAAATTTACATTCTACGGTGATAGTTGGTTTTGGGGTTGGGGCATGATTCCATGCCGGGCTCCCAGATCTAGGACTTTACAAAAATATATGGGCAGCAACGATCCACGTTTTATAAATATGAACCGGTCAGACCCCGCTATCAATTATCAAGTCTTTACGGAGAATTATAATTGGTTAGGCCTTTATCTGGATTCCTTAGGATATGAATACACTGTGTTTAACCGTCCTGGCAGTGATTGGCCAGCGACAGCCGATCAATTTGAAGATTCCATAAACAGAATTATAGAGGGGATAGATACTGCACCAGAATGGCATGTGATGTTTTATTCCTTACCAGTAAGAGATATAGATCTTGAAAGATTATTATTTTCTGGGAGAGAGATGGTTGCTGTACAAGAAGAACTAGACAATTTAAAAGATGAATATTTGTTAAAAATAGGTAGACTAGCACAGCAACATGATCAAAAAGTTATTATAGCGGGTGGACAAAGTGTGTTGCATAAAAAACATATCAACCGGTTACCGGCTGAATTACTAACACATGTACATCTTTTAACACCCTGTCTTAGTACTGCCGCTTCTACACCTACTGACAAGCCTATCCCAGATAGTCCTAAGTATGGTGAATTCAAACTTGCTGGATTTGTTATGAAAGAAGAACTGCAACACGCACATCCTAGTATTATTAGTAAGTTACATGCCGATACTAAACAACATAAGATCTCCGATGAAAGCGGCATATCAAACGTTGAAAACTGGATGAACTTTTATCCAGATTCCGGACATTTAGGTCCAATTGGCCATTTTAGGTTTCTTGATATGCTGTTGAAATATATCGAAGACCATAAATAGTTTTATGACTCGTAAACTAGAAGAAGAATTCAATCTACCACATCTGGATGAGATGAATGATACCGATCCAGCAGAACCTATTGACCCCAAACAGCAGATAGCAGAGATTGAGGAAGCACTTAGTTTAAGTGATAAAATTAATTCTGCACTCAGTCAGGTTCGCAGTATGGATTCACATGATAGTGAAATGGACGATATTGCTCAACAAGCAATTGAAAGTTATGAACAACTAATGAGTTTGGGTATGAACATGACTGACATGGCAGCC